AACCAGAGAAACAGTGCATGGCACCAAAACGACCAAAAAGGCAAACAAAAAATTATATAACTGAAGTAAAGACTTTCGGTGTTAACCAAGCAAAATGGAAAGCAGCGGTTGAATACTGTAAAGATAGAAATATGGAATTTATGATATTAACCGAAAAACACCTAAAAGTATGAGTTTATTCAAGGATATTAAGGATTCAGCAATGGGATCGTCCAAATCTAGGGATTGGTATCGATCAAGGGTTAGATCTGGCTTATCGGCACTTGATCGTCCTCCATCTGAAGGTGATATACTATTCTATGACTATGTAGCACAAACAGACGTAGATTGGTATGATATGCATCCTTTGACACTGGTTACTGACGTAGATTTGATGTTTGGGCAGTTTAGTGGTGGTAATATACACTATTTACGCCCATCTGCTAGACAAGGAGTAGGAAAAGCATGGGCTGCAGGTGCACAAACATATCCTGCCCGCTGCTACCATAAATACTTTATGTCGGCAGCATCGAATATATACTTAGTACCTAAGGAATCATTTACAGATTATGTGCCACTTCCCTTAGAGCAGTTTCTGTTTACAAGAGGTGGAGTCAAAGTGGAAGTGCCAAGCAGCATAATTTGGAGTAAAATATGAGTTACTACGAACCCAATTCATTTAATAATTTTAGAGAGCAGATTAACACAGGTAATAAGACACCTGCGAGATCTAATCTGTTTCAAGTTGTAGTGAATCCGCCCCCAGTCATGACATCTATTGGTGGTCTATTTCACGCAAAGCAAGCTTCTGGTGTCCAATTTTTAGATGATATACTCGGTTTAGAGGATAATCAGGCAGGGGTAATGAGTAGATATCGTGAGCATGCTGATATGATGAATTACTATGCTGATACAGTATCAATACCTGGTAGACGAATAACTGTAGGCACAGTAAGAGACGTAGGTGCTATGAGGCGTTTTGCCACAGATACAACCTTTAGTGAAATGCAAGTATCATTCTTGTTACCTAAAGACATGTATCATAGAGAATATTTTGAGAGATGGATGAATTTTACTGCATCTGACTCTGAGAATAGAGTAGGTATGTATGATCAATATACAACTACTATGCGTCTCATCAAATGGGAATTAGCGTCTAATTACGTTGGATCCCAGAAAAGAAAAATATTAGGAGAAGAACAAACATTTTTGCGTAGATTTAACGGTGTGTCTGCATGTTGGACAATGTATGGTGCATTCCCATTTGACATGTCTGCAATCACGCTAAATAATGGACCTACTGATCTAATTAAATTAGATATATCTTTCTATTATGAAAGATACCGTATGGATACACCTAATAATGCTAAGATGTTTAAAGGTGCACTTAAGGATGTCACTATTCCAGTTGACAACAATGATGTGTTAACCTCACTTAGTATAGATTCCAGTCTCGAGAATTTTGTCGGAGTTGGTCTCTAAATATAGTTACAATTTGAGTATATTATGCCCTTACCCAAACTTGCGTTACCTGAGCATGACCTTGAAATCCCTCTTACAGGTAAGAAATTATCTTACCGCCCATTCCTTGTTAAAGAAGAGAAACTCCTCTACCTCGCAATGGAATCGAAGAATGAGAAGGAGATGGTTAAAGCAGTCAAGACAATTATCAAAAACTGTACATCACTTACTGATAAACAAGTTGAAAAACTTGCGACGTTTGAAATTGAGTATGTTTTCCTCAAAATCCGCTCGAAAGCGGTCGGCGAGGTCAGCGAATTTAAGGTAACCTGCCCTGACGATGAAGTTACACAGGTAGACGTAAAAGTCCCACTAGATCAAGTTGAGCTTGATGTACCTGAAGAACATGATCCTAAAATTATGTTTACTGATGATGTTGGTGTTGTCATGAAGTATCCTTCACTTGACATATTCGTCCAACAAAATATGACAGAAGGAGAGCAAACCATTGATGATGTTTTTCAATTAGCAGCAGGATGTATTGCTCAAGCTTTTGATGGTGATGAAGTTTACGATAGTTTCACCAAGAAAGAAGCAGTGGATTTTCTAGAAAGTCTAAATTCAGACCAATTCGCTAAGATTCAGACATTCTTTGAGACTATTCCAAAACTCACATACACTATGACTGTGCGAAACCCTAAAACCAAAAAAGATAATGATATAACATTTGAGGGATTAGCAGCTTTTTTCGCATAGGTCTGTTGCATGATAGTCTTGAAAATTTATACAAGACTAATTTTGCTTTGATGCAGCATCACAAATATTCCTTAACTGAGTTAGAGAATATGATCCCTTGGGAGCGTGATGTCTATGTTAATTTGTTACTCGCTTTTCTTCAAGAGGAAGAGAGACGACGTGCAGCAGAAAATAACAGGAATCGAGTCAATCTCTAATGTCAGCAATTCGCTCATTTGTAAGAGTTAAAGCATTTAAGTCCACGACCGCTGTAGGTCGAAATATGAATGGACTTAGAATGAGCGTGAACAGACTTGGTAAGACAACCACTAGTATAGGTAAATCATTCGAGTCATCATTAACATTACTTGAGTTTCAAAAAAGTTTTATAATCGAGACAGCAGAAAGAGATAAGGCATACAACCTAGCGAAACAAAAAGAAAAGAAATTACTTGCAGCTCGGTTAATAGTGCAAGAAAAAAGAGCAAAATTTAAACAGAAACGTGAGGATTCTGCAAAATTAGCAGAGAAACTTGCTAAAGAGAAGAAAAAAATACAAGAGAAGAGGACTAAAGAGGTATTATCTCCTTTCAAGAAAATGCTTGAGAGGATTGGTGGTCTCTTTGGCACTTTATTTGGAGCATTTGCTATATTTGGTGGTCTTACATGGATGCAGAAGAATGGAGAAGCAATTAAAACTGTATTCAAAGTAGTTGCATCACTGGTAACATTTTCATATAAGATTGCTAGTTTTGGTATAGGTAAGGTTTTCAATGGCATGGTTAACATGTTTGGGACTGGTGTGCCTGGTGAAAATAAAATACAAAGGACATTCAGATTCTTTACTGGTGGTCTACAGTTTTTAGTGGGTCTTGCAGCTCTTAAGGGTGCACAATACATTCTCATGCCATGGAAACTATTTGGTGATGTTAATAAATTAAAAGAGATTTTTGGTGATGCTAAGCAAGCTGAAGAAGGTGCTAACCAAGCGTCACAGAGAGTAAAAAGTGGATATTATGATAAGAAGACTGGAAAATACTATACAAAGCAAGAATATAACACAATGCGTAAAGCTGCTAGGAAACAACCTGGCGGTATAAAAGCATTTGAGAGTAGAATTAGACCAGGATCTAAGATAGGTGGAATGAGAATGGGTGGAATGCGACGTATGGGTAATGCATTCAAAGGACTAAAAGGAAGGATACCTGGTGGTGGTGCTACTATGTTGGCAGGTGCTACATCTGCAATAGGTGGACTATCAAGAGCATTTGCAGGAGATCAAGAAGGAGAGGCAGCAGGTACAGCAGTAGGAGCAGGTGTAGGTAAAGCAGTCGGTGGTATAGCAGGAGCAGCAGCAGGTGGTGCATTGTTACCATTCCTAGGACCTTTCGGACCTATGATAGGTGCTGCTATTGGTGACTTTTTAGGTGGATTTATTGGTAGTAAGATAGGACCTATTATCCAACCTATCTTTGAGCCTATAGCACGAACATTTGGCATGATGAAAGAGGTATTCTTAGCACCACTTATGCCAGTGATTGAGCCAATGAAAGAGTTACTTGGCACATTCTTCAGTGCATTGGGTAATATTGTTAGCACTATTGCGAAGGCAATCACTCCTATTATGAAGTTTGTGGGTCTCGTATTGGGTGGTGCTATTAAGACAGTCTTTAGAGTATTGTCGTTTACATTCAATTTAATTAAGAATATTGTCGCATTTACTATAAATCCTATAGGATTTGCATGGGATGTTATAAGACGTAAGGATCCTGGCAAAGACGTAGATCTAAATCAGGTAGCAAATGCAAAAGGATCAGAAGAACAACCAGATCTCGAGAAGTTTGCCAAGGGTGGAAAATATTTTGGAAAATTTTTCGATGCTGAAGTTATTACAGGAAAAGCAGATGAAAACTTAGTAGCACCTAAGATCGTATTACAGAAACCAACTGTAGCAAAACCAGAAGAGTATGCTGCAGGTGGAATATTTAGATTTGCTCTTAAAAAGACATTAGTTTTCTTTGCAACAGGTATGATAGCTGTCCTTAAAAAAGCAGTAGCGAAACTAGAAAGAAATGATGTACCAACGCAAGAGAAAGATTTAGGTGGTAATGTAAAAGTCCCATATGACTTTGTAAAAGCAAAGTTAGGTGTAGATGCAAGTGTATGGGATACTTATAGAAATACACTAGCTGGCATTGAATCTAGTGATAACTATCTTGCAATAGGTGGCACTGAAGGAAAATATGATGGTAGATATCAAATGGGTGCCATGGCAAAGACTGATGGTGCAAGGATGTTTGGTATCCAAGATCCTGGTCATAGTCTTCCAATGAGAATAATATTCAGAAGGAATGCACAATTACAGGAGAATCTACTTGCAGGATATACTGCTGCAAATATGTCATACTTAACTCCAAATAAAGAGTTTATGGGTAGACCTAAGTTAGATCAGATGGCAATCTTGGGTTATGCACATAACACAGGGTGGAATGCTGCATTGAAATGGTTACAGTCAGGTGAGGTATCTGAAGATGGATTTGGCACAAAGAGCACTAAATTCTATGACGCATTGAAAAAAGCATTTGCAGATCAAGTTGATTTACCAGAATCTAGTGCTAAACCAACAACTATTCCTGAGCCTGTAATGAAATCATCAAATGAGGAATCAGATTCAGAAATAGAAATTAAGGAAGATACAAAACCAAAAACAAAAAAAGGAATTTTGAGAGGTATAGCATCACTAGTAAAGGATGCATTTGATGAGGGTATTACTATGCTTCAACGTCCTCTTACACCTCCTCCAACAGCAAGTAGCAGCACAGATAATACTGGTAAGATTCAGATGGGTGCACAACAACAAAAAGAATTAGAGCAAAAGTCTGTAATGTCGCAGATCGTTCCTGTATCTGTACCAGTGGCAATAAATAGTGGAGGAGGAGGTGGATCCTCCCCTGTACAAGTATTTACTCCAATACATCCAGCTATTCATAAGTAATGGATAAACCTAAGACTGTTATTAAGAAACCGACCCTTTATAAGATGGTATCTTTTAAGGGAGTGGATAATAGTGCGAGTAAAGAAACAAAAGATATTAACTCTGGTTTAAAAGCAAATTTAAGTGCTGTTAATAGTGTTGGTGGCACATTAAACTCTCTTTCATTAGTTGTCAATAAGATGGCAGGCACTATGAAAGAGATAGTAGACTTTCAGATATCAGAAAGAGGTATACAAGAGAGATTTAGAAAGAGACAAGATGAAGACGAGAAACGTGAAAGAAATAGAGAGACAATAAGGAAGAAGAAAGTAACTCAAAGAGAGAATAGAGACGAATCTACAGAAATAAAGAATACATCTAGTAAATTTGCTGAGAGACTTGGAGCAGTAACTAAATCAATGTTTGGAGGATTCTTTCAGACATTCGCTAAGATTGCTGAGTGGTTATTCACAGGTATAATTAAGTTTGCAATATTTGACTTCTTGATGAAGAATCCAGAAAAAGTCAAACGATTAGCAAAGGGTCTGTATGAAATAGGTAAGTGGGCATTTGGTGTAATTAGTTTCCTTGGAGGATCTGCAGCAAGTGGTCTTATAAAGTTTTTAGAGAATCCATTAAGTCTAAAAGGATTCTTTGGAGTAATGCAATTTGCATTATCATTAGCACCCATATTTGCAGGATTTGCTTTACTTGCTAACCCAGTAGCAGCACTTAAAGGTATTAAGGCAGTAGTAGGCATGCTATTTGGCATGGTGAAAAACCTAATGAAGGCAGGTAAACTGGGAAGCAAACTTAAGAAAT